TAACTGCGATGAAGAAAGATTGCTTGGTGTTTCACTCACAGGTATTTGTGATAGCAAGTTGTTAAATAAGCCGTCACAGAAACTTGCGGATGCATTGGATGCTATCAGACTTCACTGTGTTGAAACGAATAAGGAATTCGCAGACGCTCTTGGTGTTCCACAGTCGGCTGCAATTACTTGCGTCAAACCTTCTGGCACTGTTTCACAATTGGTGGATTCCGCATCAGGCATTCACCCACGTTATGCTCAGTTTTACATTCGCCGTGTAAGAGCGGACATGAAGGACCCACTTGCACAGTTTATGATTGACAAGGGATACAAGGCTGAAGAAGATTTCTACAGCAAATCAAACTGGGTATTCAGTTTCCCAATGAAGGCTCCAAAGAACTCTGTTACTCGCAATGACATGACTGCGATTGAACAGTTGGAACTTTGGAAGATCTATCAGGATCACTGGTGCGAACACAAGCCTTCTATTACAGTATACGTCGGTGATGATGAGTGGATGGAAGTTGGTGCATGGGTTTATAAGAACATCTCGATTCTTTCGGGCGTTTCTTTCCTTCCACGCGACAATGGTTCATATCGTCAAGCACCTTACGAAGAAATTGATGAAGCCAAGTATAACGAACTCCTTGCGTTCCAAAACGTTGACATCAACTGGGTGGAATTCATGGAAGAAACGGATACAACAACTTCAGCAAAAGAACTTGCATGCTCTGCAGGTGTATGTGAAATCTAACCAGGAGAAGTAAAGTGAAAAATTTAACTATTGGGTTTGCTGCGCTAGTGGGATTGCTGGTGGGTGTGGTCAGCACCAACTGGGCTTATAGTGGTCTAGCACAGGCAAAGACAGAACAGAACGCACAACCAAAGGTTGCTCTAGGTGATGATGATTGGGTGCCAGGGACAGGACCTCGTTGTTGCACCTGTCCTGAACCCCCACCTCCACCTCTGCCAGCAGAAGTGATTTGTGGCGGTGCACTGCGCGATCCTCGTTGTCCATAATTCACTATGGCATATTTAAATTTTAAGAGTTGATTGTGTTGTTAAATAAAAAAAGGAGAATATATATGAATAAGTTAATTCTTGTTGGTCTTGTTACTTTTGGTCTAGTTGCTTGTGGCGCAAAGGAAGAAGCAGTTGTTGTTGAAGAAACACCAGCCGCTGAAGCCGCTGCTCCTGCTGAAGCACCAGCCGCTGACGCTGCTGTTGTTGAGGCTCCAGCTGCTGATGCTGCTGTTGTTGAGGCTCCAGCTGCTCAGTAATTAATTCTTTAATCTGTTAGGTTTTGTTTTGAAAAACTATGAGGTGACTTGTGAAATTTAGTATTATCACCGCGACACACTTAAAAAATGCGTTTCTTTTTGAACTGTATCAGAGTTTAACAGAACAAACCTATACAGATTGGGAATGGGTATTATGGCTCAACGGGGGAGCATCACGCTCCCTCGTTGATTCTGCCATCGTAGCAGATCCTCGCGTTAAAATTTATGAATGCCACGAAAACAATACTTGTGTGGGATTCAATAAACATAACGCCTTCATGAAGGGTGAAGGAGACATTCTTGTCGAAGTCGATCACGACGATCTTCTCCTTCCAAACTGCCTAGAAGAATTAAAACAAGCATTTGAAAATGATTCTGACGTTGGTTTCGTTTATAGTAACGATATCAATTGGCACATGAAAGACGAATTTATTCCATACAACCCATACTACGGTTGGGAACATGAAAAGTTTGAATGGCGTGGAAAAGAATACTATTCAATGATTTCTTTCCCACCATCAAGCCATAGCGTTGCCTTTATTTGGTACGCACCAGATCACGTTCGTGCTTGGCGTAAAGATCTCTATGTTCAAATTGGTGGTCATGATCCAAAGTTGGATATTTGCGACGACCATGAGTTGATGATTCGCACTTATCTTGCAACAAAGATGCATCACATCAATAAACCACTTTATGTTTATCGCATTACGGGCAATAACACTTGGCTCGAGCGTAATAAAGCAATTCAAGAACGCACTGTTGAATTGTTCCATAAGCACGCATGGGATTTGGCAGTCAAAGACGCAAAAGATCGCAATTTAATGATTGTTGATCTTGGTGGTGGTATCAATCCTAGAGCAGGATGTAAAACTCTCGATCTAGAAGGTGGCGATATTACTTGCGATTTGAACGAAGGTATTCCATTACCAGATAACAGTGTTGGTGTATTAAACGCTTCGCACCTAATTGAACACTTAAACGATAAACATAAGATTATGTCTGAAATTTATCGCGTCCTTGCCGACGGTGGTTGGGCGTTTATTGAAGTGCCAAGTACAGATGGTCGTGGTGCATTCCAAGATCCAACGCATGTAAGTTATTGGAACGAAAATTCTTTCTGGTATTATACTCGCCAAGATAAGGCTCGCTTCATTCGTAACAATACGATTCGCTTCCAAGATTTTCGTTTGGATACAATTTGGTGGGATGATAAAATCGCAGTCACAAATGCATGGCTCGTTGCAATTAAGGATAACAAGAGAAGACCGCATCCAGTAAAAATTTAATTGAGAATTTTTATGAGCAATAAAATTGCTATCTTTTATCACATCTATCAATCCAGTCATTGGAAACAGTTATTTGAAAAACAAATAATTGCTTTGCAGCAATCTGGCTTATATGATGCTGCGGATTATATTCATTTTGGAGTTAATGGTGACCAAGCCTTACCATATCAATTGGTTAAGGTTAATAAAACTAAAAGAAATGTAAAGACTGATTCCGAAGCTGATACGCTATTTGATTTGTATCGTTTTGCTGTAAAGAATCAAGATTATAAAATTTTTTATCTTCACACAAAAGGAACTAGTTGGAGTGAAGAGAAAATAAAAAGCGATGCACTTTATGAACAAATAAAAGACACACTTCCTAAAAACATAGAACTTTGGAATTCCTACATGGAATATTTCAACGTTCATAGATGGAAAGATTGTGTTGCGATATTAGATGAATATGATTGCGCTGGCACTGAATGGTTAAAGGAAGCCAGCATAAGAAAAAGCGAAAAAATTCCTAAATCGTATTATTCTGGAAACTTCTGGTGGGCTAATGCAAAATACATCGGTAAACTAGATCCAAGTTTTCTTTACGAAAATGTAGAATGGAAACGTCATCAACCAGAGTTTTGGATTGGTACTGGCGATCCTAATTATTTCAATTATCATTACAGTGGTAAAAACCTTTACTTAGAACCAATTGAATTTTCTGAGTATGAAAACTTACCATTACTTAAACGAGTAAATAATATGAACAAAGAAAATAAAGAGAAGTTGGTCGATTCTGTATTAAGTTCATGGAAACCTCATAGCACATTTGCGCAGTGGTTGGTGAATGAAGTAAAACCAACAACAATTGTTGATCTTGGGGTCGACTATGGATATTCTACGTTCACATTCGCCTTACCAGGGATTGGCACAGTATATGGTCTGGATAATTTCAAACCCGATTCTCAGACTGGTCCGCATATGGATCAAAAAGAAAAAACGTATGCAATTCTAAATAAATTGCAAATCGATAACGTTAAAATTATTGAAGGTAATTTCTCTGATGTCGCTAAAACTTGGGATAAAAATATCGATATTCTTCACATTGATGGTTATCACGCATACGAATCTGTGAAGGAAAATTTTGATAACTGGTCTAAATTCTTATCAGAAAATGGTGTTATACTATTTCACAATACAAAAGTAACTCAAGAAAACTTTGGGGTTAAAAAGTTTTTTAATGAATTGAACTTACCAAAACTAAAATTGAAAAATGGTTATGGTCTTGGTGTTGTTAGTAAAAATGAGAAATTACTTTCTTTGATTAGAGAAAAGTTCTCAGACTTCGTTGAGGCTGAAAGTCCGAAGGGCGCGAAGATCTGTATGATCTCAATGTTCAAAAACGAAGCAAAAAACATTCGTAAGATGTTAGATTCTGTAGCGCCATATATCAAGTATTGGGTACTACAAGACAACGGTTCTACTGACGGCACAGTAGATATTGTAAAGCAATGGGCTCAAGAAACAAATTTACCTGGTCACTTGTATAAAGTTGAAGAAGGTTGGGTAAATTTTGGCTGGAATCGCGACCATCTACTTCAAACAGCATTAAAACTCGATCACGGTTGTGATTGGATTATGAAGATGGACTGCGACGAAACTCTTGAAGTTGGCGCAGATTTCGATTGGTCTATCTTTGAGGATACAAACCCGCAAAGTTTCCACGTAACTTCTATTGCCCCAGGATTAATCTATTATAGAGCATGGATTTGGAACGCTAAACTTCCTTGGAAGTTCAATCATGACCCAGCGCACGAAACCATCTCTCTCGAAATGGATGGGATTGGAGAAAATTTCGTAAGAACAAGTCTACCAAAATCTTTTAAGATGATTGGTGGAGTTTCACATGGCGAAAGTTATTCAGTCCCAACCAAATATGTAACTGATGCGCTCAAACTTGAAGAAAAGTTAATTCGTGAAGGAACAATGTTGACTGACTTGTACCATTTCTGGTACATTGGTAAGTCGTACGAAGATTGCTATCGCGGTAATTTCTTTCCACTCAAGGAAGTGCATCAGGAAGAATATGCTCGTCGCTGCATATTCTATTTCAATAACGTTGTAAACTATACTCATAACTTTAACGAAACACATAAAGCAAAAAACATTGACGAGATGGCATATTATGCTATTTGCGCCATTGGTAATGCTTATCGATTCCTTAAAGACTATGATAAGGCTATTTGGCATTATCAAAAGGCTGAGCAATTTGCTGAAGTTCGAAATGACCATCACGTTTATCTTGCTGAAGTTTACTCACAGCTTGGTGAATGGGATAAGATGTATGAAGAAACATCTTTTATGATGCGCCCAGATCGCACCAATCCATTCCCGACATATCATTTCCTAATCAATACAAACATGTATAACGATACAGGAGATTATGTGAAGTATTTGCATCAATTTGCAACTGATAACTTGAACAGAGAAAAGCCAGTATTTCGTCTAAACACGAAGTCAGCGCAGCAGAAACGTATCTTTGTTGTAGATAATTTTTATGCAGATCCGTATGCTGTTCGCGATTTTGCTTTGAATGCCAATTTCCAAGGCGATATTGATTGGTATAAAGGTAAGCGCACAAAGGAAAAGTATTTGACGGAAGAAATGAAGAAAGCCATTGAAGATATTATGGGAATTAAGATCAAGAAGTGGGATCATGGTATGAACGGCAGTTTACAATACTGCACGGCGCAAGATGCTCTAGTTTATCACTATGACTCACAAACTTGGGCAGGTGCTGTTTATCTAACTCCTGATGCGCCATATGATACAGGAACATGCTTACTTTCCCATAAAGGCACGAGAATCAGATCAGCAGATGAGCCAGGTGCTGATACCTGCTTTGAAGGTGGTTTTTACGATTCAACTAAATTCGATGTGGTTGATGTTATCGGAAATGTGTTCAATAGACTCGCTATTTGGGATGCGCGCTGCTTCCATGCAGCAAACAAATACTTCGGGCAGACTTTGCAAGATTCTCGTTTGTTTCACTTATTTTTCTTTGATTAAGGATATATACTAGCATGGCATACTTAAACGTTAACATCCCGCCCATAGAATGTTATGTGCGGACTAATTTTCTTCAGAACAGAACAGAGTTCGATGAAGCAAAGGACACCTATCTTCCAGTTCTTATATTTGGCGTGGCGTCATTACCGCATCGTGCCCCGCTTTTTCATTTCATCATGGAAGATGAAGGGCTTTGGTTTCGCATGCCGATCCACGCTTTCTGTCATAAGATTCCTGCGCCGCAAGAAGAACTTTACAACCTAGTTTTATGGGATTCGTTTAGTTCATATATTGGCGTTACACAGTTTGATTTCTTAATCAACAAACGAATTAAGTATATTGATCGCAATAAGAAGTGGAACGAAGGCACTTATCTGTTTACACTTGATTGGTCGCATGAAGATAAGAATATTGCTGACCTTGGATTCAGTGAGGTTCCAGGGCAGCATAAATGCGGTCACGTAATCAAACTAGATAATGGTAACTTTGCAATTCAACCAAACAACCGCTGTCGCGCATTTGAGCCATCATTTGTCACGAAGCCTGGACAGAATGTTATTGAGCGCAAACTGGGCACAAATATGTGGTCCGTCGAAAATACTAGCAAATGGGTATTGTCTGATGATGATCGATATGAATATGAGGTCAATCAGAAATGATGTCGATGGATGAAGTTACGAAGGGAACTAGATATAGTTTTGTTTCATGGGTTTGGTAACGGAGAAAAAATGATTTCGGAAGAATATAAAAAAGTAAACTGTAACAATTGCGAGTCAGAGTATTTCTTAAAATACTTCTTCGAAAAAGTTACAAACGAGCCTCAATACTGCCCTTTCTGTGGCGAAGAAATCGAAGAAGATTACGAGGACGATGAAGACGAAGAAGAAGAGGATAACTTCGAAGACGACGATCGATATAATTAAAAGATAAATACTCATTAGTGTTGTGCTAATGAGTATTTTTTTATGGTTGATTATGAAAATCCTTGGCTCTATCAAGGCAAACCGTTTAATTCCGACGACATTCAAGATTATTATGGATTTGTGTATTGCTTGACAGACTCCGTCAACAATCGTAAGTACATCGGTCGTAAATATTTCTGGTCAATTCGAACTGTCAAGAAAGTAAAGGGACGTCGTAAAAAGAACAAAAGCGAAAGTGATTGGAAGGAGTACTATGGTTCTTCTAAAGTCATCCTTGAGATTATAGAACAACACGGCAAGGAAAGATTTAAAAGAGAAATTCTTTCTTTGCATAAGACTAAAGGTGAGGTAAACTATCAAGAAGTAAAAACGCAGTTCATAAAAGAAGTCCTCGAGGCTGTGAATGAAAACAACGAGCGTGTATACTACAACGAAAACATAGCCAATCGCTATTTCTACCGCAATCGTAAAGAGGGGAGTCAAAATGACAATTAACGATTTAGTGGACGAGAAGAAGGATTTTGATGGCGTATATTTTTGTAAAACTAAAGAAGGTGGCGATGACATATGGTCATTGACATTCTTAAATTTAAATGAGAAGAAAGATCGTAAGTTTGAACAACATGATGTTGGATTAAAATACCAAGTCATGTTTCACAATAATGGAAAGGTTGAGTTGTTCGAAGCCATCCTAGGTGACCCTAGCATCTATCTAAAAAATCTACTAGACTCTGATCAAGAGGGTCTTATCATCAAGAAGTGTAAGCGATCGAAAAAGATCATTTCTCAGATCCTCGGTAAGGAGGGTTTTCGTAAGTTTAGAGAAATTTTCGAAAGTTGACGTAAGTTGTTGATTTTACAACAGTTTCGTAAGTTATTGATTTTACAAGGGTTTTTTCTATTTACATCTGACGCGAAATAGTGTATTATAGATGATGTGATAGGTTAAAACTAGAAGGAAAGATGAAGCAATATTACGAAGTTTACGAAAACGCGATCATCACTTTCAACGGCAAGAAAACGCGAGGAAACAAGCGTATACTTAAGACCAAGAGCCGACGCGCTGCACTAAAATTATACAGCGCGAGTACGAAAACGCGCTGGGTGGAGGAAATCACCGACTACGGTAGCGGTGAAAGCGTGGATATTATCACTAGTTGAGGTTGACGTAAGTTATTGAAAGGCAAGGGGATTTTCCCCTTGTCCTTTCTTACGTTTTACTGTATAATTGTATTATGTTAGTAGATAAGGTGAAATTCTAATGCCACGTGGCGTACCAAAAGCAGGTTTTCGTCGTACTAAAAAGCAGCGTGCTGGTGTCAATCACGCGCCGCAGTTTGTACTCCCTATTTCAACTGAAACGATCCCGCAGATCGAAGCGAAGCTGAAAGATCGCTTCGAAGCACTCGAGGTTATGTCCGAGGCTACAGGTCGCGGCATTAATCGGTCGCTCATCGTCTCTGGTCCCGCAGGGCTGGGTAAGTCGTACACCGTCGAGTCTAAACTGGCAGCGCTCGAGCGCAAGGGTCATCACGTCGTATACATTAAGGGATACGTGCGTCCCCTTTCACTTTACAAGTTGCTGTACGAAGCGCGATTCACGAACAGCGTGCTCGTGTTCGACGACTCTGATTCAATTTTCCACGATGACGTCAGCATGAACTTGTTGAAGACTGCGTGCGATTCTACGGAGCGTCGTGTTCTTCACTGGTTGTCGCGTTCACTCGAACGTGAAGAAGATGAAGATGGTGAGAGCATTCCTGAAAAGTTCGAGTTTGAAGGTTCGATCATTTTCATCACGAACTATGACTTTGATGCTCTGATTCGATCAGGCAACAAGTTGGCTCCCCACTTTGAGGCTCTTGTTTCGCGTTCGCATTATCTCGATCTTGCGATGAAAACGAAGATGGATTATCTTGTTCGTATCAAGCAGGTTGTACGTGGCGGTATGCTGCGCGACCGTGGCATGGCGGACATAGATACTATTCAGATCATGCAATTCATCGAAAACAACGTTGACCGTCTGCGCGAGTTGTCACTGCGCATGGTAGTGAAACTTGCTGGCTTGTATAAGATGGATCGCGTCAACTGGCAGAAACTCGCGAAGCAAACATGCTTTCGTTCTGCTTGATCTTACAACTTTAAAAGAGTAGAGTATTCCTATGGCTAAATTTATTCCGAAAGTTGTTCCTGAACCCACTTGGGATAAGCAGGAAGGACCATGTACGCAATTCGATCTCGTCTTTGCGTTTCAGTGGTACAATCATAATAAAGAATCGCGAGATGCGCGCAAGTATCTGATTGAGTATCTTGTAAAGAACAACGAGATCACTTCAGTACAGAAGCAAGCCGCCGATTCTCTTAACTTGTCTTGGAACATCGTCGACGGTTGGTTGGCGCGATGCCTTTCACGTGGCGCATGGGTTCCTGATGGTGTATTCAATAACTTCAAGGAGCGCATGAATGTTTTCCGAGGTAGACTTGACACGATTGTCGCGGAAAAGGGTCTCGACGTTACAGTCGCTGCCGATACCAGCAACGTCATCTCGATTCAAGAGCGAGTCCAAGGAAAAGTCGATTTCTTCATCATGGAATTGGAAGCCAAGTTCGATCACATTTGGCATGAGCAAAAGCCTGAAGAATTCGTACCATACACCTGGATGGTCGAGAACGAAGTAAAGCCGATGCATGCTTCGAAGATTGCAGAATACTTCAAGCAACGTGCTTCTGACTGGATTAAGATTATCGAGTCCAAGGATGAGTATGTAAAAGAATCGTATCCTCGTCCTCGCAAAGAGATGATCGAGGCTGCAAAATTCTTCGGTCTTGTTGCGACTGATGCCGAGAAACTTGCCTCTAATAAGAGTGCTGCTCGGAAGCCGCGCAAGAAGAAGCCAGTCTCGTTTGAGAAGAAGGTCAAGAGTCTTAAATATAAGAAGGACGATATTGAGAACAAGTTAGTTTCGATCGATCCTATAAAGATTATTGGCGCTGAAAAGTTATGGGTTTATAACGTTAAGACTCGTAAACTGGGGGTCTATGTGGCTCTGGACGGCGCTGGTCTAGACGTTAAGGGTTCAGCGATTCAAAACTATAAATATGGTGAGTCGGTGAGTAAGACTCTCCGTAAGCCAAAGGACGTTCTGTCCCGAGTCTTGGACGGTGGTAAGGTTGTGTTGCGTAAAGTGATGGGCGAGATTAACTCCAAGCCTGTGGAACTGAACGGTCGTATTAATAAGGATACAATCCTACTTCGAGTAGAGTGATATGATTGCAATTACCAGCAATTTTCTAAACCGATCCGATTCAGCGATGATTCGGAAGTATTCTAGGTTTGTTCTAAATCGTATGGTTCGTCCATGCATACAGAAAAAGTCTAAGATTAACATCAAGGTTCTTGGCGAACAAGAAATTAAAGACGCTGCTGATCTTCTCGATCTGAAGAAATATAAGGCATGGTGCACCTATGACGGTTTGGATGATGATGGTAACAAGAAGTTCACTGTTGTTCTAAACTACAAACGCATCAATAAACTTGGCAAGAAACCAATCACTCGCCTGAAGCAGATTCTTATCGATTTGGGTCACGAGTTGACGCACGTGAAACAATATCTTAACAATGAGTTGTTCGATTACAAGAGCGGAGATGTTCGCTACAAGGGATTGTTCTTTGATATTTCACATTACATGGATGAAGAAAAGTATTTCGACAGTCCATGGGAAATTGAAGCATATGGTCGAGAGTTGGGTCTTTATAAGATCTTTTGTAATACATTAAAAGAGGAGCGTTTGAGCAAGTAATCATGAATAAGAAGAAGCAGAATGAGTTTCACGAAAAGCAATACAGTCGAAACAGTGAAGGATTGAAACAACGTCGTTTGAAGAATGAATCTCGGTGGAAGTTCAATCCGAACGCAGAATATGAAGATGAAACCGATGACTTGAACGATGACGAACTAGATGACTACAATCTAGACTCTTATGATAGGCGATAAGAATTTATTATATTTTAGTTGACCTGTAAGTGTAATTAAAGTATAATGGATGTACAAGGTCTGAAAACCTTGTAATGGTACTCCTTCGTATCCCGAAGGATTTTGGTTAATTTAATCTAATGTTAAAGGTGATAATTATGTTAAACTCAGTTCATGGGGTCATCCCCAACATCCCTCTTCCCGAAACAAAGACAATGACGGTCTTTGAATATAATAACGGGATCAATGACGGCACATACAACATCGACCCTGTTGGTCAACGTCTGAGCACAGATAACTCTCAAGAGACAAAGGGAGTATCAATTATCGTGTCGATGCTTGATGGTTCAGATATCGGTGAACTTTCTTTTCGTTGTTACAAGTGCACGAATAAAGAAACTGGTCGCGAAGATACAGTTTATGAAATCATAGACGGCAGTCACCGTTCACGAGCAATCAACAAGTTCATCTTGGGTAAAATTCGAATCCCTGCAGATTGTAAGGTTGTTGTGAATCTGGCTTCTGGTGAGCAGGTTTCAATTGCTGGAATGCGATATAGAGACCTGCCGCAAGAACTAAAAGACTTCTTCAATTTCTATCAAGTTCGTCTTTGCTTTTATCCAAACGCTTCAGCGAAGCAAGCAGCAAAACTATTTCAGAATAAGAACAACACAACTTCGGTCAATCACCAAGAGATGTTGAACTCTAACTCTGAGAATCTTGTTGCGATTGCTGTTCGTGAGATTGCTCGTAAACTCTACAATCATACACCACAATACAATATGCACGAACTCTTTCAGGAGCGTATTGTCACGAAGGGTCCTTCTGCTGGTGAGAAAAAGCCGAAGTATCTCGCTTATCCTAACAAGCGTCTTTGCTATGATGAGTTCGTTGCAATTCAGTTTATCTATGCGATTCATAATGGATTGACGAAAGCATCGTACGAAGATCTTGAGAATCTTTACACAGTATACGGCGATGAAGATACTGGTAAGTTCTTGAGCGACAAGAAGTTTCTATCAACCACTGTTGATAAGGTTAATGATTGCTTGAACTTTTTGGTCAAACTCGGTGAAGCATACATTTGTGATATCAGCGTCAAGGGTATGCCGCTTGATCGAGTTGTGATGGCTTCTCGCTATTATTGGTGGTTGAAGTCACAAGGAAAAGACTTTAAGTTGTCTGATGCTTCGTTATTCATTCAAGCAATCACTGGTGCGTTAAACAATCTTGTTGGTAAGCCAGGAAGCAATGCTGTACCTCCCGCCGACAAGTGGGTTAACACTCTCGTTGATGCGAAGAAGTTCTCGTTGCCTGAAGGCGAACCAATTCCTGTTTCGTCTAAGATGCGTGAGTGGATGACAGGCTACAATGCTGATGGTGAGCGTGTTTTGCAAACTGTTTTGTGGCTTAATGAGGCAATGCACGATTACTGTGCTGAGCACAATTTAGATAACGTTGGACTTACGTTCAAGGACAGTGTTCGCGGATTCTCTTTCGCAATCCGTGAGGCTGCTTTGTCGCGTCAGGGGTTCCGTTGTTGGGTCAGCGGCGAGCCTCTTTCGATGGATAATGCTGACGCAGGTCATATCATTGCACATGCTGAAGGTGGTCCAACTAAACTTGAAAACTGTGCTATGATTCGTAAAGATCTGAACAAGGCAATGGGTTCTTCAAATGCTCGTGAATGGCGCGAGATGTGGCGCAAGAGTAACGGTCTTGACCCCACCACGCCTCCTGCTGGCGAGGAGACCAAGTAATGAAACAGTTGAAAGTTGCAATTAAGAACTTTGAAGAGTTGATGAAGAATGTAGAAGTGCCACCGTGCTTCGATTCTAAACTCGAATACTTGTTCTGGCTTGAAGGTGAGAAAGAAGCACCAACACAACCGCCCAGATTCATCTGTCGCGATTGTGATGTTTCTTATCAACGAAGGATGATAAAGCAGGGTCGATGTTTCAACAAAGAGATCGACTTGAGGAAGATCACTAAATGAAAATGAAATACTTTATACAAATGCAATACACTAACGGATTTCGCTACACTGTTGTTGAGGCTGATTCGGAAGAGGAAGCCAAAAAGTTAGCAAGAAGTGAAATTAAAAAGAAAGACGTTATTGACTGCGTTATTATTGAGGCTGAAAAGTTACAACAAAATAATTCATAAAAGGCATTGATTTTCAGGACATGCTTACTATATAATTTGCTTATGGTGTTAAGTATGAATTCCTGGAGTGTTTCGCTACTCCCTCGCAATGATGAGGTAGGACAAAGTCCCAAGGTGCCCATGAATTTCCCCTCCCGCACCGAAAAACGCGAACCTTTTAAGTCATTGATTTTATTAGTATTTTTAACGTTTACGAAACAGCCTTATTCTGCTATAATAGTCTTATAAGGTTGATAAAGGAAGTCCCTGCGACTCTCCTCGCTATTTAAAATTGCAATTCTGGGTAAGGTTTCGAAGCATTCATTTTGATGCTGGGAAGCCACCGATATCTGCGGGAGTTGGGGCAGGTATCACGATTTCGCTCCTTTAGCACAGTTGGTAGTGCAACTGATTTGTAATCAGTAGGTCGTCTGTTCGAGTCAGACAGGGAGCACCATTTACGGACCCATCGTCTAACGGTTAGGACACATCCCTTTCACGGATGGAATAGGGATTCGAATTCCCTTGGGTTCACCAATTTATTTTATTATGGGTTTGTGGTGAAATGGCGTATCATAACTGGCTCTTACCCAGTTGTTCTGAGTTCGAATCTCAGCAGACCCACCAGTTTTTTTGGGACCATAGCTGGAAGGTCTAGCATAGGACTTTTAATCCTTCGACGAGGGTTCGATTCCCTCTGGTCCTACCATATTGTGA